CTACTTAGTAGATCCGAAAAAAGGGACATGAAATCCCATAAAAGTAAAAAAAAATGAAAAAAACTTTCAATGTTTTGGGGATTCTGAGTTTTTCAGTTGGATATACTAAGTAGGGGGATGTTTAAAAATGGATGAATTGGATATAGATAGTATTTTTTCTGACGGCATTAATAGTGTTAAAGTTAAGACTAAACCTAGTTTAATACTAGACCAATTTGGAAAGCCTACTAGACCTGTCAGAAGGTCTGATCCTGAAACTGATAGGAAGGCATATCGTGATGAGATGGTTAAGCTTCTTGCAGTTAGAACAGAAAGATATAGGGTTAAGATGCTTAAGGATCTAGAGGTTGATGAGTTACCTTGTGTTACAGATGAGATATGGAATGAGCTGATGGATAAATATAGGACTGAGCTAGGATATTCGTCCATGAGTGAAGATGCTAAAAAGAGAACGGATGAGTGTATGAGTCTTATGAATGCGTTAAGGCCGAGGTAATAAGACAATGGGTGATCTTTTTTGGTCGATAGCAAGTTTGATAGTGGTCTCTATTATCTTGATGTTTTCTGTTATAGGGGTAGTGACAACTGTAGGTTGGGTTGTTAAATATTTGTTAGGATAAGATGCGTCAAAAGTATCCCAAGAGAAAGAAGTTCAAGATAGAATGGGTAGATAAACCTGTGGAAAAGAAATTTACTCTTTGGAATAGATTTGTAGAGTGGTTCAAGAAATCATTTTGGGATTGGTCATAATCCATGAGTGGGATTAAGAGAAGAGCAGGAAGGCCTAAAACTCCAAGAAGATTACCAGCACCACATAGAGAAACGATAATCGTTATGATGAGATATGGTGGTGGTGTTGATGATATTGCGCGTCAGTTAGGCCTTGTAGAAAGTGACCTGATTAAATATATCAAGGCTGAAGAGTTGGATAAGAAACTTGAACGTAGATCATGGACTTGGAAAGCTAAACAGAAGAGTAGAAGACGGATAATTAAGTGATAGGTTTAAGATGGAAAGATAAGCTTACTCTAGAGGAGTTATCTAAAATGGCGTTACGACCTGTGAGTCCTTATTATTATAAAGGCGTACTTAGGCGAGTTATTGATGGAGACACTATTGTCGGGGATATAGATTTAGGATTTGATGTTGCCTTAAAGAAACAGAAGTTCAGATTGTATGGCATTAATACTCCTGAATCACGGACACGTGATAAAGCAGAGAAAGTCAGGGGATTGGCTGCCAAAGAACGCTTGATTGAACTCTTAGGTGGATACCAAACTGCGGTTGACGGTATAGAGTTCCTATTCCTTTCGCATGATAAAGGTAAGTTCGGACGGATATTGGCTGAAATATATCATCCCAATAATCTTGATAAGAGTCTTAACCAACAGCTTGTTGATGAGGATCATGCAGAAGAATACTTTGGTGGTAAACGATAGTGAGTGAACCTAGGGCTGTAGTTGTACCGCACTCTAAAGAGAACCAGCATTTAAAGATAGTGCTTAGGCCTGACGGTACACTTGAAAAAGTTCAGATTTATTCTGATGCACAAGGAAACAGGGAAGAGATCCTTGCTGTTTATGAAGAATTAAAACAGGAAATAGTTGATTTTACTAATAAGACAACTAAGTTGATAGCTGTCCATGACCATGAGAAGAAGAAAAAGGAGAAATCTTGGTGGGGTTCTAAGAAATGATGAATGATGGATTAGGTTGGTGGCTATTAATTCTGATTACTTCTGCCATCATCATCATCCTCGCATCAGTAGGAATGGTTACAGTACTTAAGTGGATGGGCGGTTATGCTTTTTGATGTATTGAAAACATTAGTTCTGTTTTTTTCGGCTGCGACACTAGCTGTCGTTCTAGTTTATCTAACATTAATATTCTTTCTTGCCAGTTAAAAGGAGAGGTAATAACTCTTATAAAATATCTATGTTTGATTATTTTTCCAATGATATATTTATTGGAAACAAAAAAACGTAATAGAAGAAAATAAAGGAGAAGACATGGCTAGATTTGAGGCATGGGTAGAGATGGTCTTGGAACACGAAGGAGGATACGTGGACGATCCTAACGATAAGGGTGGTCAGACGAATATGGGTATCACTCAAAAAAGTTTTAGTGACTTTCTCGGAAGAGAAGCCAGTGAACAGGATATGCGTGAGATGACCCGTCAACATGCACTGGATTTCTATAAAGATTTGTGGGATAAGATGAATCTTGATCGGTATCCACCACCAGTACAGATGCAATATGGTGATATGCAGGTTAATGCTGGTAAGCGTGGAAGTGATATGATTCTTCAGATGGCAGTTAATACTAAGATGCATCCTAATAATGTAGAAAGATGGATTGATGTTGATGGTGTTGCTGGCAGAGGAACATTTGCTGCTTTGGAACGTGCAGATTTAACTGGTCTAGACTATTTTGGTGAACGTGTTTTGTTTCATGCCAATAATATATTTCATGGTTCAAAGTACGGTATTAAGGTAGGTGATTATGTACGTAAGAAAGATGCTAATCCTGACGATCAGAATACGTGGGGGCGTACACGTACTAGCCAAAACAAGTTCTGGCGTGGTTGGTTCAGGAGAGACGTAGAAACTTACCTGAGATCTGAGGATGATGAATAGAGTCTTGCACTTTCAAGAATTAATGGATGTCTTGACTGAAGATGATGCTTATTCTTTAGCAGGATATCTTATTAGTCGGGAGATTCCTACAGTCTCCCGACTACTTAAAGAGGCTACAATAAAATCAATTGTAAGTAAAGTTGATTTCCAACCTAGTTACTGGAAACTTATTTCCCAACTAGCCTCTACTCGGTTAGGGATCCCTGTTTCTACCCGTTCAGCAAGATGGTATGCTGTAGAAAAAGATGTAAGAAGAAATAAAAATACTACACAACCATTATGATTTGTGGTGTTTGTACCAATTTGGTACGCTTATATGGTATGATACACTATATTTTGTGTTGACAATTCTATTAGTACGCTATTATTTTTTAAATACCATTAGGAATAGGCAACTAGTGGATACAGATATTTGCGAGGGTAGGCAACTACCTTCGCACTAATAATATGCAATCTATACAGAGTTCCCCAGTTTATTTTTGGAAACCCAATCCCGGAGGTCAGTCTAAAGCATGGACCTCTCTTAAAGATATTGTATTCATTTCGGGTGGTAACAGATCAGGTAAAAGTACTTTGCTGTGTTATCTTGCAGCTGCTACTATGTTACCGCATCCTTCAGACGAAGAATACTCTTTCTATCCATGCAAGGCAGATTGGAATCAGCTTGATCCGTTTATTAATGAAGATACAGAAAAACTTCGGCTGAAACGTAAAGTTCCTCTTCCTTCAATTGTTTGGTTTAGTACGAAGAATATGTCGGGCCATAAAGATGTGGCTATGCGTTACTTCCCTGAACTTCTTGAAGGGTATATAGATAAAGAGGAATGGAGTGACGAACCCGGAGTTTGGAGTCGTGTTGTTCTTACAAACGGTTCCGAATTACATCTTAAATCGGCTGGTCAAGGATTGGGTGGATTTCAAAGAAGTAATATTGATTTGATGATCAATGATGAGCCGTTCCCTAATACTATATATGGGGAACAACTGGCACGTTTACTTGATCGTCATGGTCGAATGGTAATTGGAGCGACTGCTGTTACTTCTACAATGGACACTCAAGCCTATCGTGAGAGTGAATGGTTAATAGAAACTTTTGCGGAACCAGCCAAACGAGATGAGTTACCACCCAATGTTGAACAGATATCTATCCCACTAGCTGAAAACCCTTACGTGGATTCTGCTTATGCGGATGCTATGTATGAAATGCTACCTGATGTTGAGCGGAGAGCAAGATTACATGGGGAGATGATAACATTACAGGGTGAATGTTATTTCAATCGGGATGTAATTAATGACTTGTCTCAGCAAGGATTTCCACCTGAAGTAGGTTATATTGATGATGAACTTAATTTTATCCCTGATGAATATCGAGGTAAGCTGCCGACTTTTAAAATCTGGCAACATCCGCAAGAGGGAATGAACTATATGATAGGTGTTGACCCCTCATCAGGTGGTGCAGACCCAAGTTGTTGCCGTGTTTGGTCAGATAATCCTAAGATGTTAGTAGCAGAACTTCGTGGTTGGGTTCCTGAAGACCAGTTAGCGCATCAGCTTAGTAATCTTTGTCAGT